GAATGGTTTTATTTACACAGAGCGTCAAAAAGATTTGATCCAAATGATAAAGACTATGAATATGTAACAGAACATGCTTATCACATATCAAAACTTTTAAATTTATTTTGTTTTGGAACAGATTTTTGTTCTAACGTTAGAATTACGGAAGCAAGAACTATAAAATTAGACAGATTTAACGACCCCATATACCCACGTGAAATATATTATCAAACATCTGACGCAAATAGAGGTGGAACATATGGTATTTCTGTTAGATCAGGATTTATATTATTTCAAGCTTATAAGAATTTTTTAAGATTAAGAAAACGTGGCGTATATGTTAACGGATTTGAAACTAATAATCGTAGACAAGAACAAGTTACAATAGAGAAAAAAGAGTTGTTATATATTATTGATAATTTAAGTCACGATCTTAAAAAAGATTTAGGCATTTTAGTTTATGATGCAGAAAAACATGAATGGATTGATAACTCAAAAAATGTAAATTAAATGGAAAAACTTAAATTTATATCAGGACCACCGGGCACAGGTAAGACTTCTATGTTTATTACACAGAAGTATACAGAGTTATTAAAAAAATATTCTTACAACAGAATAATAATATTATCACATACAAACGTTGCAGCTGATGAAATAAGAGATGAGATACTTAAACTACCAGAGATGAATGGTGTTACAAAAAAAGCTATGAAGTATAAAATCTGTACGATACATGCGTATTGTAAAAGCAAATTAGTAGGACGTAAAGAGGTATTTAGTTATGAAGATCACAAAAACTTATCAATGATAGATTCTTTATTTAATTTACAAAGAGTAAACGAATCGGAATTTAATGCAGATAAACATAAGTTTTATAAATATTTATCTGATGCACACGGCAGAGGTAAAACTTTAAAAGAACATTGGAAGACATGTGATAAGAATTCATATAAACCATATAGTTTAAACTCTATCGAACAGATGGAAATTCCATATGCGCAATACAAACATGACAATCACGTTTGTGATTACGCAGATATGATACAGGATTTTATAGACAAAGCTGTAGAGCCAGACATAGATGCTTTGATAGTCGATGAGGCACAGGACAGCAACGTGCCACAAAGGCAAGCTTTAGATAAAATGTCTACGAAGGCGAAAGAATATTATTTTGTCGGTGATGCTGATCAAACTATTTTTGAGTTTGCAGGATCAGACGCAGACTATTATCACAAATTATCTCGAAACGCAGAACAATTAGATCAAGGGCATAGATGTGGAAAAACTATAAACGCCTTGTGTAAAAGAATAATAAAACCAATATGGGAATATTATGGGTATGAAAGAACCTGGAAACCAACAGACGTAGTAGGCAATCACTATCATTTACCTAGTTTGTATAAAAGGTCTAGTGCTATGGAAACTTTGTTAGATAAAATAAATAATACTAATGAAACTTTTTTATTTACTTATAGGGGCCAACCATCTGATTCATGGGTCAAAAAATTTTTTAAACAACAAGGGATCGAATTTGCACACGTAGGAAACACGGCCCACGTACCAAAAAAAGAATTACAATGTCATAAACTTTGGCCAGATTTTTGCAAAGGCACACCCATGTCATTAAAACAAATAAAAGATTTTTGGCAATATCTTGGAAGCAAAGTTATAGTTAGAGGTAAAGGCAAAGAGACTTTTGAAGATTGGATAGATCGTGACTACACTATATACAATTTAATAGAAAAAAAATATTTAAAAGATACAGCGCCACAAGAAACAGACTTTTGTTTAGTTAGAACACAAAGGGGTAAGAAAGAAGATCATGAAAAAAGACTTATCTACATTAAAAAAATTTTAAAGAAAGGATTTAATGATGGAGAGGTTAGAGTAAAATATGCAAACATTCATACCGTCAAAGGCTTAACCTTTGATAACGTTATCGTAGATTTAACGACAACAAGACTAGAAGATTATTTTACACAACTAAGATTAAAATATGTGGCGTACAGCAGAGGTAAGTTTGATTGTTGGACGATAGCGTCACAAGGTAAATATACGTTAGGAGCAAAATGAAAAAGAAAAATGTTTGGGACAAACAGCACGGAGGATCACACTATCAAAAATATAAAATCCAACCTAGTAAGTTTGTAGTTGAGAACGAGTTGTTATATCCTGAAGGCTGTGCTATAAAATATATTATTCGTCACCGAGATAAAGGAAAGAAACAAGATTTATTAAAGGCGATGCATTTTATTGAGATGATTATGGAGAGAGACTACGATGTGTAATACACCAGAAGATTTAGATCTAAAAGGTATAGACACGGTCGCAATAGATATTGAAACATATGATCCTAATCTTAAAACAAAAGGATCAGGTGCCATACGTAAAGATGGTTTTATATGTGGCATAGCTGTTGCAACAGATAATGATCTTGCATACTTTCCCTTACGTCATTCCGATACCGATATAGATTATGAAAGAATAAATAAAATATGGCAGGTATTAAACGATAAAATATTTCAAAACGAAAATATTACAAAAGTATTTCACAATGCGATGTATGATGTCTGTTGGATAAGAGCAGTAACTGGCATGATGATTAAAGGTAGGATCGTTGATACCATGATAGCCGCGTCTGTTATTGATGAGAATAGATTTAGATATTCACTCGATGCACTATCAAAAGACTATCTTAACGAAGAAAAATACAAATACGATCTACAACAAAAAACATTAGAATGGTCTGGTGGCACAGTTAAGGACCCGATGACTAACATGCATAAACTTCCTGCATCCATTGTAAAAGAATATGCAAAGCAAGATGTAAACCTAACTTACAAATTATGGAAGTTATTTGATAAAAAAATTGACGAAGTATTATACACTAAAGACGACGGAGAGCAAAAGACTTGTAGACAAATATTTGAATTAGAAACTAAATTATTTTTATGTTTAGTTGACATGAAATTTAAAGGCGTTAGAATAGATCGGTCAAAAGCTATCCTGTTTGGTAGACATCTAAAAAAACGTAGAGATCAAATCATAAAAGCAATAGAAAACATTACAACGGTAAAAGTTGATATATGGGCTGCCGCGTCTATTAAAAAACTATTAGATCATCTTTGCATAAAAGATTACAAAGTCACACCAAAATCTAAAATGCCACAACTTCCAAAAAATTATTTAAAAACACACAGCAATAAATGTTTACGTATGATTGCAAAAGCAAGAGAATATGACAAAGCAGTCAATACTTTTATAGATGGATTGTTAGAGTATGTACACGAAGGTAGAATACACGCAGATATAAATCAAATAAGATCAGACACAGGCGGCACGGTCACCGGTAGATTTAGTATGTCTAATCCTAATCTACAGCAAATACCTGCAAAGGGTTATATAGGTGCAAAAATGAGAGAGCTCTTTATACCAGAAGAAGGTCATAAGTGGGGTAGCTTTGACTACTCACAACAAGAACCACGTATTGTAGTGCATTATGCTATAAAACTGGGCCTACCAGGCACAGAGAACTTGCAAGAAGAATTTAATAGGGATGATGCTGATTTTCATCAAATCGTCGCTGACATGGCTAATATCTCCAGGAAACAGGCAAAAACAATCAACCTAGGTCTGTTCTATGGCATGGGTAAAATAAAACTACAAAAAGAGTTAGGTCTTGACCAGCGGCAAGCAAAAGAATTATTTAACGAGTATCATAGTAGAGTGCCATTTGTTAGACAATTATCTCAAGAATTAATTACATTTGCAAAAGAAAACAAATTATTATTTACATTACACGATAGATTCTGCAGATTCGATAAGTGGGAGACAACAAATAAAGAATGGAATCCTGAAATAAATAGATTTAACGAAGTGCCGTTGTATACAAAAGAACAAGCTATGGAAGCATTTAAAGCTGAGATGTTAGATAAATATAAAGAAAATAAAATAGATCCAAATTACATGGATTATTTCGAAAGATACTACACACCTGCGTTTACATACAAGGCTTTAAATAGATTAATACAAGGATCAGCGGCAGATATGACAAAGAAGGCTATGGTAGATCTACATGAAAAAGGTATAGTGCCACATATACAGATACACGATGAGCTTTGTTTTTCGATCACGGACCACGAACCAGAGTTAATCAAGGATATCATGGAGCAAACCATACCTCTTGAGGTTAAGAATAAAGTTGACTTTGAATCTGGACCAAATTGGGGTACAATAAAATGAGGTTAAACTATGGCTTATTTAAATGCAAATATACCAGTAGAGTATGCACAAATAAGAAGAGAGTATCTCTATGATCTTAAAAAACATCATGGAGAGGTTGAAGATTGCATTATCTTTGGTGTTACTTGTATCACAGGTCGTGCATTATTATTTCACGCTATCATGGAAAATGGTGCGATCTTTTATAGATTACCTATTACAGCTTTTATTCAAAGGGGCTTTCAACCGAACGATGTACCCATACGAAGACTTGATGAATTACAGCTTTGGAATTCTTTTAGTTATTATCCTGCTGTTACTAGTTGGGACATATTAGAATCACAATCTGGTAAATACATTGGGAAAGATAAAAAATGGCACTGGGGTCGTTATTTATTTACTGTTGACTTTGCACATCCAGAGCCTAATATACTCGACACTGATCATTCTGAGATCCCGCACGAGCATAAGTGCGCACACGTACTTGC